GATGATTGATTGAAGAAGTGTTTTGTATAAATAAAAGTGTAGTCCACAGAATTGCAGTTCTCGACTACTCTAATACTAACAAGGAGTATCAGCAAATGTATTTATACATCAAAACGCACAACAAAACCAATCTAAAATATCTAGGTAAAACAGAGCAAGATCCCTTAGTCTACAAAGGCTCAGGAGTCTACTGGACTAACCACCTAAGAAAGCATGGTAATGATGTCACTACTGAAGTGATCTTTGAATCTGAGTCGAAAGAAGAAATAAAAGAAATGGGATTATACTACAGCGATAAGTTCGATGTGGTCAAATCTAATGAATGGGCTAATCTAATAGAAGAAAATGGTTGTGGTGGTGTTCCCACAAATGCTTTTCCAAAGGGACATATACCGTGGTCTAAAGGCAGGAAGCTGCCTGAAGTATCTAGGAAATTGAAAGAGAATTGGGCTAGATGGAGACTACAGAATCCAGACTACAAAGATAAGTGGAAGAAGTACGAGAAGATAGGCTTCTCAGGAGAAGAGCGGCAGTCGAGAAGCACCAGAATTGCTGATATAAATAAACAAAAGATACAATGCCCTCACTGTGATAAGCAAGGCAATAACGCTAACATGAAGAGATGGCACTTTGATAATTGTAAGGTGAAATAATATGACCGATGAAGTGATGATAGAAGCAGTAGATAACGTCTATGTTAGGGTTCATGCTGACCCTGGTGTTAAGATGGAGTTGTCTGATCACTTCACATTCAAAGTTCCTGGCGCTGAGTTTCATCCCTCAGTACGGAACAAAATTTGGGATGGCCGCATACGCTTACTCAATGCAATGACTGGTAGAATCTACCGAGGTCTTGTACCCTACATCCTAAAGTTCTGCAATTCAAGAGAGTATGAAGTTACTGTTGATGAAGGTGTCATACCAAACAATCAAGTGCAAGATACTGCAGGATTTGATTTAGCGAAAGAGTTCGAGACAGCATTCGTGCCTCGTGAGTATCAGAATGATGCAGTAGTTCATGCGCTAAAGCATGAGAGAGCGTTACTGCTCTCTCCAACAGCTTCTGGTAAGTCTTTCATTATATACCTACTAACACGTTTCTACATAGAGACACTGGAGCTGAAGGTCTTAATTGTGGTACCCACCACTTCCCTTGTTGAGCAAATGGCATCTGACTTCATCGAATATAATGGTGGTCAAGAGTTAGACATACACAAGATACGTGGTGGCATTGATAAGAACATTGAAGCAGATATAACCATATCCACTTGGCAGTCAATATACAAGCTAAGAAAAGATTGGTTCGCTAAGTTCGGTGTTGTTATTGGTGACGAGGCACATCTATTTAAAGCTAAGTCCGTATCTTCTGTTCTTGAGAAGATGCCTGAATGTCAGTATCGCTACGGCTTCACTGGAACACTAGATGGAACTCAGACGCATAGACTCGTACTCGAAGGTCTGTTTGGATCAGTATTCGAAGTAACTAGAACTAAGGATCTGATTGATGATAACACTCTAGCAGAGTTTGATATCAAGGCGTTAGTACTTCAATATCCCGATGAAATACGCAAGCTAAATAAGAACATGAGCTATCAAGAAGAGATCGATTGGATAGTTAGAAGCGAAGCAAGAAACAAGTATATACGAAATCTTGCACATGGACTAAAGGGCAACACACTTATATTATTTCAATTTGTTGAGAAGCATGGTAAAGTGTTAGAACCGCTTCTCGAAAAGGAGGGGAAAGTTGTTCATTTTATACATGGTGGAATCAGTGCAGAAGATCGTGAAAATGTTCGTAAGCTTGCTGAGTCTAGTGATAATAATATCATTCTGGCTAGTTATGGGACTTTTAGCACTGGCGTTAATATTAAGCGTCTGGATAATATCATCTTTGCATCTCCATCTAAGTCAAAGATTCGAAATCTTCAATCGATAGGCAGAGTACTTCGTAAGGGTAATGGATCAGATAAAGCGACACTGTATGATATAGTAGATGACCTTCAATGGAAGTCCAAGAAGAACTTTGCAGTCAAACATTTCTTGGAGAGAGTTGATATATATAATGATGAAGGGTTTGATTACAAGATATATAATATTAAGATGAAAGGGTGATGAATGAAACTTGTACACATAAAACTAAAGAATGGACAAGACTTGCTTGGAGAAGACTTATCTCAAGGTGTTGTATGTCGTCTAGGTAATCCAATTCAGCTCATGAATATGCATCCAAGTGGTAGTTTCTATGCTCAAAGCTGGCTCTTGTTTTCTGATGAAAACTCTGCTACAATAGATGAAAATGAGATTCTCTTTAGAAGTGCTGGAAACGAAAGAGCAGCAGACTTGTACAACTCCTTCTTCGAAGAGATAAATGAGCAGAACTTGATTGCTCAAGAAGAGATAGAAGATCAGAGAATACTTGATGATATTCGTAAGATTGAAACGCAAGATGACGCAGAAGATAGATTACTCGCATACTTTGAATCCAAAGAAGCAATCAAACATTAGTCTTATTCAACAAAGCGATAACGCTATTATACACAAACCTATAACTTATGTCAAGTCTTTTATAAGTTAATTTCAATATATTTTCTCTCCAGACAATAATTTCAATAAAGTTAAAGTTTTACTTGACATATGCCCCTATTTGTATTATACTATATCTAAATTGAGTGAGGACTAATGGAATGGCTAAGAATTACGTAAACAACCCTGAGTTTCTGGCAGCTATCGTAGCTTATAAAAAGCTGTGTGTAGAGGCAGAAGATTGTGGAGACGATAAACCCCAAATACCAGATTACATCGGTGAGTGTATCTATCAGATATCTAATCGACTTGCATCTAAACCCAACTTCTCGGGCTACTCATATAAAGACGAGATGATTAGTGACGGTCTAGAGAATGCGATACAAGCACTAGGCAACTTTGATCCAGACAAGTCTAGCAATCCCTTTGCATACTTCACCCAGATCATATGGTATGCGTTTCTTCGAAGAATCGAGAAAGAGAAGAAGCAGTTGTATATTAAACACAAGGTAACTGAAAACTCAGTCACATCTGGCACAGCAGTTGAAGGGTCAGATGACGACAGTGGCTTTCCTTCTTACATTGATCTAGACAATGATTATATGAACGATTTTGTCAAGAATTATGAGAAAAGAATGGACGACAAGAGAGTGCAACAGCAGAAGAGAACTAAAAAGGGTCTAGAGAAGTTTATTGATGATGAAGATCCTAAAGATCAACTAGATCCGATACAGGAGTAAGTAACCTTGAAGATTGCAGTTATAAATGATACGCATTGGGGAGCAAGGTCAGATAATGCAGCCTTTGCTGAGTACTTCATTAAGTTCTATAAAGAGATATTCTTTCCTAAGCTAAAAGAAGAGGGTATAAAAACTATCTTCCATCTTGGCGATGTTTGCGATAGACGTAAGTATATCAACTTCGTAACAGCCAAGAATCTAGAAGAAAACTTTATGCGTATCTGCGCCGAAGAAGGCATAGACGTTTATTTGATCGCAGGCAATCACGACACTTTCTATAAGAATACTAACGAAGTCAATTGCTTACGTCAACTCTACGGTAACTCGAAGTATGGTAATATTCACATCTATTGGGAAAAGCCAGTAGAGCTAGAGTTCGACGGATGTAAGATTATGTTGGCACCATGGTTATGTGCTGACAACTGGAAAGAGTCTTTTGATATGTTTCAGTCTACAGATGCTCAAACTTTGTTCGGTCACTTTGAGTTTCAAGGCTTTGAGATGATGAAGGGTCAGCTTTGCGCTCATGGACTAGATAAGAAGGTATTCAATAAGTTTGATGCTGTGTACTCTGGTCACTTTCATCATCCGTCTACTATAGATAATATTACGTATCTCGGTGCACCGTATGAGATGAACTGGTCAGATTACGATCAGAAACGTGGCTTCAGTATATTCGACACATCTGATAGAAGTGTGACACACGTTGAGAATCCACTCAGAATGTTTCACAAGATCCAGTATGATGATACTGATATGACTATCGAGGACATCGCATTACTTGATACAAGTAAGTTGACAAACACCCATATTAAAGTTATAATAGTGAGTAAGTCAAATCCATATATCTTTGATCTATTTTTAGACAAGTTACAAGCGGCTGCACCATGTGACATTAAAGTCGTTGAAGATCATATGAATTTAGATGTTATTGATGAAAGTGAGCTGGTCGATGAAGCGCAAGACACATTGACTATTTTGAAGCAATATGTGAGTAATCTAGAAATTAACAGCGATAAAGAGAAAGTTCAGGCTGTACTAGATGAGCTATATGAAGAGGCAATTAGTTTATAATGGCAAACATCGTATTTGAATCGGTTCGTTATAAGAACATTTTATCTACTGGTAATACTTGGACAGAAGTTCAGTTGAATCGTAGTAAGTCTACTCTCATCATTGGAGACAATGGTGCTGGTAAGTCTACTATGCTTGACGCTTTGACCTTTGCTTTGTATGGTAAACCCTTTCGTAAGATCAAGAAAGGACAGTTAGTAAACTCTATCAACGGTAAAGACCTGCAAGTCGAAGCCAAGTTTACTATTAGTGGATCTAAGTATATAATAAAACGTGGCATCAAGACAAACTTTTTTGAAATATGGAAAGATGGCGAGATGATCAATCAGGATGCCGCAGCCAGAGACTATCAGGTATATCTAGAGGAGTCTATTCTAAAGCTAAACTATAAGTCCTTTGGTCAAGTAGTCGTTCTGGGTAGCTCTACTTTCATACCGTTTATGCAGTTAAGAGCTGGTGAGAGACGAGAAGTTATTGAAGACCTACTTGATATTCAAATATTCACTGTAATGAACACTCTACTTAAGGAACGAGTAACTGAGAATAAGGCTGATATTAATGACATCAAGCACAACATAGAGTTACTCAACAGTAAAATATCTACATCTAAGACGCACAATGATTCTATTAGAAAGATGCGAGAAGTAGAAGTGGATAAGTTAAAGGAGAAGTTGAGAGAGCAGATTTCATTCATCGAGTCTGAGCAAGAGTGTGTCGATGTTCTTATTCAAGAAGTGTCTGATCTAAATGCCGACATACAGGACAAGTCTGATACTAAGAAGAAGTTGCAAGAACTAAAGGAGTTGGATCGTGAGCTTTCTAATAAACACAAATCCCTATCTAAAGAAGTTGCATTCTATCAAGACCACGATAACTGTCCAACCTGTAAGCAAGGGATCGAACATGAGTTCAAAGAAGGAACAATCACCAGCCACTCATCAAAAACAGAAAAAATCGACGCCGCACGAGAAGAACTTAAGAGCAAAGGTTTAGTTATAGAGGGTAGACTCGAAGAGATTGACGGTACCGAAAGCGTTATCAGTGAAAAGAATATGAAGATGAGCGAGCATCGAATGGCTACCAAGATGGCGATGACTTCGTGTAAGGCTATCAAGCAGGATCTTCTCGGTGCTGAGAAAGACGCTACAGAGGTCGATAACAATCAGCTTCAAGATTTAGAAAATGAGCTTAAGGGTTATCACGGAGATCAGACAAACTTGTTTGATTCGAAGGAGACTCTATCTGTAGTTGCGTCTATGCTTAAAGATGGTGGTATCAAGACTCGAATCATCAAGCAGTATGTTCCTGTGATGAATAAGCTGATCAATAAGTATCTAGCGTCTATGGACTTCTTTGTACAATTTGAGTTAGACGAGAACTTTAACGAGACTATCAAATCTAGATTTCGTGATGTATTCAGCTATGCATCGTTCTCTGAAGGTGAGAAGTTGCGTATCGATCTAGCGTTATTGTTTACTTGGCGTTCAGTTGCTAAACTTCGTAACTCAGTATCCACCAATCTTTTGATTATGGATGAGATTATGGATAGCTCACTTGATACATCTGGTACAGAAGAGTTTCTAAAGATCATTGAAGAGTTGACAGCAGACTCAAATATCTTTATAATAAGCCACAAGGGTGATCAACTATTCGACAAGTTTCATAGTGTGATCAGATTCGAGAAGGTTAAGAACTTCAGCCGCATAGCACCACAAGCGGCATAGAG